AAACTGATCGCCAGAGACTCTAAACATTTCCTCATCATCGCTATTCTCCACTACAGCCTTCAGCATCAACTTAAACAGTTGGGTCATGCCTCCTTCTGCAAGGTTCCTAGCAATAACCTCAACCTGCCCCTGTCCCGCTGCCTGAGTCATCTGAACAGCAGTGGCAGTGGTGTTTTGCAGGGCATTAGGGTCAAGGCCATTAGAGGCGCGTGATACGCCTGTTTTCTGCTCAATGGTCTGGTCGTAATACTCCATTGCCACAAGGGTCTGACCGGCCACAAAAGGAACATCAAGCGATGTCACTGCGCCAGCAGAGCGCATACGCACAATGCCACCAATCTCGTTATTAAGGAGATCGTCTACGTTTACCTGACCCTCTACCATCGCCAATCGAGGAGAGTTTGTCATAGCAATGTTATCAAGAACACCGCGCAACATAGAAGTGGCAGCATCTTGATCATTGACGATCAGGTCGGCAATAGAATTACCAAAGAACGTGTGAGGTTCTGGATCGGATTCAAAGACTGCAAACGGGATGGTAGAGCAGGCTTCGTAATCCAGTATCTTCATTTCTGAGCCACCCAGAGTAACTTTGTACAGTTGTGCAATGCCAGTCCCGTCAACGTCTATCTTCATGTACGCTTCAGTCACAGCGACATTCTTCATAGACGGGTCTTTTGTGGACTCGTCATCTTCCATTGTGTCATAGCCACGGCGCTCAAACTGCTCGGCTTCTGACATAGTATCGTTGTAGGAGATAGACGATAGCTCTGATACTTCATCAAAGTCATAGCCCATCATCACTAGGTCAGAAACGCGCATCTCGGTACGCTGACCAACCACATAAGCATCATCTAAGGTAGTAGCTTCGCGGTTGATAAAGAATTCTTCAGGAGGAACCGATTCAACACACAGCTTGCCAGTGCGCTTTTTACGCATCAGCTTCACTTCGTGGATAGGAGCCTCGACCTGCATTCCTGTCTCATCAACTTCCATCGTGATCTTGGTTTCTTGCTCGATGATTTCAACATCATCTTCCTGAGCAATTACGGTCAATTCCTCATCGCGCAGTCCGGTCAGCTCAAACATCTCTGACTCGTCGTACTCATCCCAATAACACTTGATAACACCGACCTTTTTCAGTAGTGCATCTTGGAAGGCATCTGAGAGAACACGATAGCCGCTTGCTTCCTGAAACTTGGCGTGAATGTACCTAGTAGCAGTCTCAGCCTGCATCACATCCTGAGAGGTGCGAGGCGTGTACTCAACAAAGTTTTGGTTAGACAGGAAGATACGCATCAGAGAAGGTTTAATCTGGCGTATGGTGTCACGAACCTTGGTAGCAACTACCTTGGATCGGCCATCTTCTTCGCCAATATCCACTTCACCATCGTAGTAACGCTGGGCCTTGATTCTATCGTCGGCAATTTCGCCCTCAATAAAATCAATAGCATCGTCTACAGCATCGCGAACAATGGATTCAATGTCGTCATCTGTCATTGGCTCAAGTTTTGCCATGAATCACCTATAATTATTGCGATTGTTCGCGGGAATTTTGAATTATTGGGTTAAATTCTTCGGTTGCTCCGGCAGCGCCAACCCTTGTGGTTGATGTGCGACCTGCCTCACCAAGTGTTTCAATTATTGGCATAATCTTTTGCTGAATTGCGCCTAGAGCCACTTCATCGCGCAGCATTTTGCCAACAAAATCTGGGTCATCGCTAAGCAACACTTTGGTGACAGTCTCATAATCCTTTACTGACATATTCGGCATAGAGCTTTGCAGTTTCTTTCCAATGATTGCAGCAATCGCCAATGGGTCTCCGCTGAATGCCTGCAACATATCAGTCATTGCTATTTGACCTGAACCTATAGCCTTAGAGGCTGCGGCTTCTGGAGCTGTCATTGAATTATACAAGATGCGATTCTTAGCCTCTGCTGCTTCACCGGCAATCTCAAGAGGGCGCTGCAACGCTTCTTTGTAACGCGGGCCTAAAACAATCTCCAAAACAGCACCCTCTTGCCGGCTTGGGTCAGCCGCCCGACCTGCCGCAGTCGGGCTTCGGCGCATCTTATTCTTGAATGCTGCCAAAACACCAGCGCGATAACTTTTTTGCGCTTCAGGTGTCATAGCATTGAAATCAAATTCGACTTCGTCTGCGTCACGACCAAATGCCTTACGACCTTCAGTAAACGCATCTTTAGCACCTAAACGCTTAGCAGCTTCTTTGCGAACCTCCTTCAGCTCAGGATATTTCATGTCTAATATGCGTTTCAGAGTGTTTGCCGCATTTTGTACAGGCTCAGCTGTTTGACCCTTGCCTGCTGTCCATCGTGCTGACGCTTCATCACGCAATAAGCGATACATAATTTCACTATCTTCTAAGGAAGGCATTCTAGCTAACAAAATCTCTTTGTTATCGCCGACCTTAAACATTGGAACTAAACTGTTTTCAGAATAATACCTATTCAGCTCATCTGCGATATTGGGGAAACGCTTGGCTAGTGTTTCCACTGCTCCGGCAGCGCCAGCGTCTACCTCTGGATTAGCACGAAATACTTCACGATAACCTTTGCGCTCAGCAGCCTTGAGAGCTTCTTCAGATGCGTTAATAGATTCAAACACATTGCGAGCAGACGCTCCTGGATATAGCTCGCTCTCTGCTGCTTCACCGGCAATTTTTGCTGTCTCATCAGCTCTGGAGCGCAATGTTTTATCAATGAGTGCAGGCGCTTGACCAGCTTCCTCCGAACCCTTAGAGCGAATAGCTCTAACCGCAGCAGCTAATGTGCGGTTTTCAGCCATAATCCTGCCTTCAGAAATATCTTCAATAATCTGATCAATCGACTTGCCGGAACCCTTGGCTAATCGTTGCAGCTCAGTAATAGCAGCATCGCTGGGGCGACCACCTACATTTTCACGCAGCCAGGTAGCAACCTGTCCTGCTTTGTTAGAAGCCGTTCCAAGCACACCGCTTGCGACAGGAGATAACACAGCTCCTGTAACGCCACCAGTAGCTGCATCCAAAGCAATTCCAGTAACATCTTCTTCCTCAGATTTTCCTGCACCTGCCACCGCGCCTTCGGCAAATCCGCGCTTAACAAGCTGACCAGCGCCTATTCGGGCAACATTTGAACCTGCTGCGGCCTGACCGCCTGGAACAAGCATCATGGCGACTGTTGGAGCTGCGGCCCCCAGTAGCTCGTAGGTTAATGCTTCGCCAGGATTGGCTTCCTGATATGCTTTAACTTGTGCGCGAATCTCATCGCGGATTTCTTCATAAGGGCGATCTTCAAATATGGCAGACCGAACTCCGGCCTCTAGCTCATCCGCCCAATCGAACAATAAGCCTTGGGCTGCTGTACGCAACTTCTGAGATTCTACTTCAGGCTGATTTTCTGCAAGTAATTTACGTTGCGCTTCATTCAACGACATTGGCCAGACTCCATAATTCTTGCTGCTTTTCAGGTGGTAGATTATCGTATTCAGCTCTTTCTTGTGCAGTCATCTTTTTGTATTCTTCCTCAAATCCTTGAGCAGTGGCCGGAATGACAAGTTTAGGCATATTTGGCTTTTGATAATCCATTGTAGGCATGTCGCGCATAAGTATATCTTCAAGCGCAATTCCACTTTTTGCCGCAGTTTTCTTATAAAGATCAACCGCAGTAACAGCCTTCCTAGCTTGAGGTTCAAAAAACTTCTGAGATAGAGCAACAATACTGTCACGCATTTGTGGTGGCAAAGCGCCGGTGCCATTAATAGCATTGATAAGAGCTTGCTTCATACTTTTAGTAATAGCGCCTGACTTCTGTACAGCTGCAACTTCACCTTCACGAGCAACAGAGCCTGGGTCAAGAATCTTAGCAAATGATACAGCCAAGCCGTAGTCAGATACGTCACTCGGGTTTTCGTAAAGTGTAAGAACGCGTTGATAAGCATCCTCTACATCAGTAAACATACCAAGATCCTTACGCAAATCATCTCGTAATTTGCCCATCTCTGTTAATTGCTCTTTGCTGTAAGACAAGTTGCCACGGCCAGACTGATTTATGTATTCCTTGTAAATTTCTTCAGCCATTGACGGATTGGCTGCAATCATTCTGGCATACTTAAGAGAGGCTGGAGTGCCTTGTGATGTTAAAGACTGTACAATTTTATTTGTTTGAAGATTAAGGGTCTCTTGCTCACTCATAGTTTTCAGCCGATCCTGAATCCCAGCAGCAAGTTGATTATCAGGCTTGTTGCGCAGCGTGTTGAACGCCAGAGCCATGCTCAACATTCCTTTCTCGCTACCAAAGAAATTCTTGAGTCCACCGCCAATCTTCGACAGCATACTCTCATCTTCTGAAGTATCTTCGCCTTGAGCCTTTTTCAGCTTAATAGTAGCGATCCTTTTCTGACCGTCATACAGCGCATCGGATAATTGCGCTGCTTCTCTCAGATCGGGAATTGTCATACCCTCTGCCATA